CGAGGTGGAAGAAGTTTAACTTCTCCAGGTCGCCCAACTGGTCCGGTGAAGCTCGCCTGTGAAGGAACGAGCTGCGCCAAGAACCATAAGGCAAGCGTCCAACCGACTGCTCGACCAAGGAGTATAAGAACTCCGCGGAGGCAGTCAAGCCAGACGTTCGCAATTGATGGGCGGTCTCGGTTAACGAGGCCAAGTAGGATGTCGAAAGCGGCGCTATGCCAGCTTGAAGTAGGTTTGGGCATACTCTCAATTTGACCGGGGTAATGTTGTTGCCTTTAAAAGCATCGACTCCGCAAGATTCTGCGAAATCGGAATCAATAAAACACTTGTTAGTGTTTACGCGCAACCCGTAACGATGAAGAGTGTCCACCACTAAGGAAGCGTATTCGGTTTTGACAATGATGTCGTCACCGTATACTCTGACTGAGTCACAGCTGTCACGCCATGAGACGCCAGTACGTGAAATGGCTGCGACTACCAAAGAAAAGATAGTCATAGCCATAACTGGAAAACACAAAGCACTACCCATCGGCGCAAACTTATCGAACCACACGACCTCCCTGCCCTCACCATCAACGTGACTTTCGTCATCGTGAGGCAAGACAGTTCCAGGCGTGCGGCAAGCTAACATAGCGTTGAGAAGTTTAGGTGTACCTCTAAAGAGATGGGTCACCAGCTGCAGATTAACTCTGTCGCTGGCGTCCTTCAAGTCAAGAGTCGACCACTCGTGTGTTCGACTCGCCACCTCTGCAAGAGCCTGGTTGATAGTTTGGTCCTCAAAGTTGACGGCACCTGCTGTCCACTCATTGGATTGTATTTTTTCAACCATGTAGCTCATAATACCTTGCTGTAGATACTGATGGGACCAAGGCTCGCACGAAATGATGCGTGGGCCTCTTGAATCCTTGGGTACCAATATTACTTGGGACAAGAGATTCGGGTGGTTACCCAAAAGTTCTACTGGCGCAGCTGTCTGCGTCACAATGTATTTGTCAGAACGGTCCTGGTACTCACTTTCATTGAAAACAAAAGGAGAAATACCGAAGATTGCGTTCACGGGGGAATCATGTTGAGGCAAAGGTGCCTCAAACTTGTCATAACGACCAGCATCGCTAGTCGTTCCCGGACCGTGCTTATAACGCCCGTCGAGGTCGGAAACCTCAAACGCTGGAAAGACTTCTGCGACAAGTTGAGCCGCAGTTTCTAACACAGGCCAGAACTCAAGGTCACAAACCTCTTCGTTCTGCCACATTGTTACAGCAAAATCTGACATCTCCTTCTCAACTCCGACGAAGGCAGAAATCAACGCACGATCCTTATTATTGGACGTAGTGCGCGAATTGTAAGGCAAATCAGTTTTTTTGAATAACTGAGTAATTTGCCAAATCACCATGACTGAGTAAGGACAAGCGTCCAAACCCAGGTAAGTTCCGTCTTCATCGAAGACCTTAGAGAAGAAAGTTCCCAGCAGAGCTGGCAGCTTTCCCCCCCGTTTGGTTGCTTTAAACGACCCGGGGAGTATAAATCTCCCGTCTGAAATCCCGCGAACGAGCGCCAACCCCAAGTTGGGAAGGTCACACGTTAGGGCCTTGTGCCCACGAGTTTTCAAACGTTTTACCAGGTTTAGGACATCACGATTTGATAAACCTAGGTCAACTCCAAGAGTTTTCAACAGATTCTCGAGGAACATCTGTTGTCCTAGGCTTTTCAGCATGGGTAATGTGTTCATACGCATTGCTCCTAGTCTCGTTGGTTAAGCTTCTGGAGAGAAGCGCGAGACGGCTGGAAGTTGCATACGTACAGGTTATGACGGCTGGGGAGCCGTTAGGATTCACCGCGCATTAAGCGCGAAACGATAGTCGAAATCGTCTTGAGGCCGTCCAAATAAATCCGGGCGTCATCAAAACGGCTGTCAGTGATGATCGCCTGAGGTGCACGAAGCACTGAATGGAAAGTCATCAAATGATAGCTAGTCACAGAGTTAACAACTGCTGTGTACCAAGTTTCATACTTGAACTGGATGGAAATTACTCCATTTTTGTCCTCGCGCTTGGAAATCAACAAAACAGTCGGATATTTTACGTCCGAAGCAGTGTTGACCCAGCGTCCGGGACCAGTCCGCACGAAAGTGTTGGAATTGATAGTAAGAGTATCGTTTAGCATGGGCTTGTGAATCCTTAAAGAGAAAAGACAATTAAATAGTCAATATGGGCAGAAGAAAGGAGGGCACCCTCCCCTGCACCATGCGCCAAAAATGTGACGACTTCTGGGAGCCTGCTTGAAGCAGGTAGGTGGTTTTAACGCCGCCTAGTATTGCGCCGATTCAACCTAGTGTTGGCATCGGAACCGAACCCCTGCAGCAAAGATAAACTATTGTTGCGTTGGTTCTCGCCCAGCGAGAGTGAACTAGGAGTGGACACGTCCACGCCATCAAAGTACGGAACAGCTGGCTGGCGGTTATAAATCACCGTTGTACCATCTGCTATAAGCATCGGAAATTTCGAACGGTCGGTCGGGGGATAAGTTTCCTCCATTTGATCGCCCAATCTTTTGACCCTAGCTTTCCAATTGATGGTTGTACGCCTAGTACACCAAGCGTCTCTGATTTCGCCTGGATTTGAAGGAGTAGACCAAGAATATCCACGTCGACTTGTATCGAGCGGATTGACGACACCCGTAAGGGCATCGCCAATTGGCACAGCATAGTCTACAAGGAAGGAAAATGGAATTGCCTCCCAAACAGTCCCGAGGTCAGGGTATAATCCCAAAGTATCCATTCCATTTTGGAATGAAGAAACCACAGGCCTTTGACCATCCGCCGAGCGGGTAAACCCAGTCGTAAGAGTCTGGACCGCAGAGTACTCAAGTTCATAGTCATTTCCGTAGACATCAGTCCGATCAAACGGCATTGTCCCAGTAACCATTTTGTTCTGGGTGCCGCGAATTCGCTGGTCACGTTGTGACATTTCGTTGAGACGTCGGTAAGAATGGTCGATGTTTGAAAAGCGTTGCCCCCAATTGATCCCATCCCCCAGAAGGGGAACAAGACCAAAATTGTTGGCAAGAGTTACCTGGGCTCCTGCTGATGCAACAGCGTTAGCATCAGTCCCAAGTATCTCGAGATCACGCGCAGTTGCATGTCGTAAAAGTCGACGTGAACGTAACGCGTTAACAGCAGCTCCGGGAGCCCGAATGGCCCTCTGAGTAAAGCGCTGTGACAACCCGTGAACAGCGTTAGCTATAGAGCCAAACGTGTTCGCGACATCATCAATCTCCAAGCCAAAATTGATCAAATTAGAGCTATTCCTAGCCCCGAAATGATTAACCATGGCAGAATCCCAATCAGGCACGAGTGAAGCGAATTCCGGATGGTTTTCGATAGTTCGTGCCCGGTTGTGCCAATCGGTACCGTCAGCCTTGGTCATTACGACCGTTGCGTATCCACTACTTGGAACAAAGGTTGCCCGAATAGGGTAACGATTACACTTCGTAGAAATGTGATAGCAAGGCTTGATACCCCGATGCGCCCCAGAGTTGATTGAGTTGAGATCTTCCCAGAATGTTATCAGTTCGAGAGGTGCCATTTGTGCCAAATGTCGGTATTCGTTGTCAGGAGCATGCTCCAGGTTACGATATCCGCTAGTAGCGAATAAATGCACTTCATTGTCAAACATTTCAGATCGAGTTCTCACCCCAGGTACCTCGTACATAAGTATGCATCGTGAATAAAGGAACGTTAAAGTTCCCTATGCCCC